AGAGGAGGGGCACCTTGCCGACAGCCCGAAACACGCTGAGCAGCCCTTCCGTTTGTGGCGTGAACCACTCGCCCGACAGGTCGCGGCGCTTTTCGTCGCCCCACAGCACGAGGTAGCCGCCGATGCGATTGCGCCCGAGGGCCTTCACGGCGTAGAGGTCGTCTAGCTCCGCCGCCTTGTTCTCGTTGGCGTACAGCGCCGCCACTTGCGCCTCGGCCTCGTCTTTCGTGTCGTGGCAACCGAGGACGTCGCCGGTCGGCTCGTCACCGTCGAGCTTGTACACACACCACTTGCCGTCTCTCTCAAGTGCCTGCCAGGGCATGAATGCCTCCTGAAACGCGAAAACGCCGCTTCCCCCGAGGGTTGAGCCCGTTGGCCCACTCCCCGAGAAAAGCGGCGTTCCGTTGGGACTGCCGTTATGCGATTGTCTTAGCTTGCCCGATACGCCTTGCGTATCTCCGCCGTGCGCGGCTCAATCCCTAGCTTGCGCTCCAGCGCGTCGAGCGCCATGAGGAGCGCCTGCCGGATGGCGAGCAGGAAGTCGCGGTCGCTCATCGCTTCAGCCACTTTTGGATGATGGCCCGGAAGATGCGCATCGCCTTCCCGCCGCGCTCGACCTCTTCCACCGCTTCCTTGTCCGTCTTCCACCCCGTCGCCTTGTGCTGCGCCGTCTGCTGCGCGTGCGACTGTACCCACGGCCCGTAGGTGGCCTTGGTGCCCACGACGGCGTTCGTCTGCCCCTCCGGGCGTACGGTCCACGACTTACCGAGGGTCTGCGACCATGCGTCGCTACCACGCGTGTACTTGAATGGCAGATTGGCCTCGCGGCGCGATGCGAACCACCACCGCCGCTGCTTCTCTGAGGCCCAAATGACGGGGCTGTTGACCTTGCCCTCGGGATACTCGGCCACGACGTTGCGTATCTCCTGGCCCACGGCGACGGTGCCCGCCTGTATCGGCTTGGTCCAGTCGGCGCCGAGCTTGCGCTTGAGCGCGTCCAGGCCCTCAACCTTGATATGGAGAGAGACGGTCATGCGGCGGGCTCCTCTGCCAGCGTCAGGGTAGTCCAGCAGCGACATTGCGGATGGCGCGGCGGGTAGTCCGGCGACCGTATCTCCGCCGGCCATTCCGCTTCCGGCTTGCCGTCGAGCGGCCCACACTGGACACACACCTTCTCATCCCGACTCGTGTGCCACACCCTGACCATCTTCACGCCCGCCTCGGCCAGCGCGTTCTGGTAGAACGTCGTGCCCGCCGCATAGGCGCGCGTCGTCTCGGTGACGGCAATCATCTGCGCCCGCGTCTCACCAAAGTGCGGCGCGAGGTCGGCCTTGAGATCCCCGATAGTGCGCCCCGGCGTGCGGATGAACTCGGCCACCTTGCGCCCCACCACCTTGCGCGTCGTATCGGTGATGCCGCGTATCAGCTCGCCGGCGTACTGTTCCGCCCACGCCGCCGCTTCCTCGGCAATCACGCCCCACTCAATGCCCACGCCCACCTCGACGGCGTAGCCCAACATGGCGTCGCGCGCCATGGCCTCCATCTGCGGGCGGAGGTCGGCAATCATCTGGCCCGTCTGTGTGTCCCACCACTCGGGCGGAATGCGGGTAACGTCCGGCGGGTCGCCCAGCAGGTCGAGCACTTCCTGTAGCTGGCCGTTGAGGCGCGCCTTGAGCAGCTTCAGCAGCCGCGCCTCGTAGGCGTCCTTGCCTGCCGCGAACGGGTCCACCTCACCGCCTTCTGTGCGGCGCGTCGCCTTGGCGGGAAGCGACGCGTGCTCGAAGGCGTGGCGTATGGCGTCCTCATCGAGCGCCTTTTCCAGCAGCAGCGTCACCGTGTCGCGCAGCGTCTCGGGCAGAATGGCGCTCTCGAATACCCGGTCCCCCGGATGTCGCCCCGCGCGCAGTTCGCCCAGCGCCACGGCGCGCCAGCGCTTCATCTCGGCACGCACCCCCTCGGCGACGGCCTTGTCCACGTCGGGCGTGTCGGGCACGTCCTGGTCGGGCGCGTCGAGCGATGCGTCGCCTTGCGGCGCGGCGTCGTCGTCGGGCATGGGCCGGCCGGTCGGCGCGAAGGGGTTGACCGGCTCCGGCGGCAATTCCATCCCGGCGGCGTCGGCCACCCAGTGCTTGATGGCTGATGCGTCGAGCTTTTCCAGCAGGCGCACGGGTATCTTGGCAAAGAGCGGCGAATCAGGGAACAGCGGCTCCAGGCCGTGCTCTTGCCGGTTCTCCTCAATGGTGCGGTCGGCGCTATAGGCGGTGTACTCCTGTAGCTCCAACTGCCGATCCTGCGGCACGAGGTCGGGCGCCTCAATCACCAGGTCGTTGCCGTAGTAGGGCATGAGCTTGGCGCTGAGTTCGTCGTAAAAGTAGGTCGCCAGCGGCTGGATAGCGTTGCGCGCCAGCCGTATCTCCCACGCCAACTGCGAGTCGCCCGACATGCCCTCGTTGTAGGACGGGATACCATAGATGCGGTCCACCTCGTCGCGGGTGAGTTCGCGGGCGGCAAGGATCTGCATCTGCTCGATGGTCTGCGAGACGGTCTGTAGCGAAAAGTCGCCCTGCCGCGTGAACAGGATGCGCGATCCCGCCTCAATCTGCTCGCGTATCGCCTCGACCAGCGCGTCAAAGTCGGCGTCCAGCGTCTCGGGGGCAAATGATATGAGCGCCGTGGGCACGGCATTATCGTCACGGTAGAAGGCGCGCAGCCACCGCACCTGCGCGACGTCCATCTCAACGGGCAGCAGCGCGGCGCTCAGCGGCGAAAGCCCACGCCAGTAGTCAAACGGATTCGCCATGCGCCAGTGCACCACGTTCTCGCCGGGTAGCGTGTAGGTCTGGCCCTGGACGGTGTAGGCGTAGTCGATGACCTGTTCGCCGGTGAGCACGCTGGCCCGCAGCGTCTCGGGCTTGGGCTGGACGGCGTTGGCGGGCAGCGGCCATAGCTCTTGCGGCTCGCCGCGTCCCGGCGACGGCGTGGCGATGAAGGCGAACGCCTCGCCGCGCAGTTGCAGCCACCACGCCGCGTAGCGAATGAAGCGCCCGCCGGACCACAGACCGTTGGGGCGGCGCAGCAGCATCTCCGCCGGGTGGTTGCTCTGGTCCTCTAGCTCCTCGCCCATGACCTTTTTGACCTCGCCGCGCGCGTCGCGCGACGCCAGCCGGTCGGCCAGGAGCTTGATGTCCGAGTACACCCATGAGGACGTGACGGCCAGGCGGTAGGCGGCGTCGGTGTCTATCGGCTCGCTGTCATAGCGGCCCGCCTCGGCCATGGCGCCCAGCGCGGCGCTGAATACTGACGCGCGGCGGGTCGGCGCTTTCGCCGGCTCACCATAGGCGTAGCGGCGGGCGTCGGCGACGTAGCGCAAGGCGCGGCCTAGCAGGTTGGGCATCTATACGGCTCCAAAGGCGGGGCGACGGCCCGTGTTGAGGTTCGCCAACAGTAGCGCTTCTCCCTTGTCGGGGCTGCGCCCCAGCCGCTTCTTGATCTCGTCCTTTTCCTCGATCTGGACACCCGCCGTCGTCAATCGATAGTGGGCAGCGCACAGGTCAGCGATAATCTCGCTCCCCGGCGGCAGCGCCACATCATCGCCGTGCTCCGGGTCCAGAGCCTCGCGCATCCGCCAGTAGTACTCCGCGCGCATGTTGCGCATCTTGAGCTTGCCGCTCCGATCACGGTGCTGCGACCCCTCGGCGGCGTTGACGGCCCGCACCCTGGCATACATCGTCTTGAGCGAGTCGTACGCCGAGGCGCCGTAGCCCACCACGTCGATGTTGACGTATCCCGGCTCCTCATCGCCCAACGCCTGCCGCACGAGGTTGGCCGCCGTTGGGCCATCGCTCGTGGCCACGCCCGGCCAGGCCACAATCTCGTCAAACCAGTTGTCATAGCGTCGCGCCATGGCCGTGTTGTCGCGCCCCCCGCGCGCCGGGTCGATGCCCACCGCCGTGAGTGGCGTGGCGGGCCGCTCGCGTTCCAGCCACCGCCGCTGCGCCGCGCGCACCCAGTCGGTCGGGATCACCTGCCATGGGTCGATCTGCGCAGCCGCCTCAAAGTCGCCATTGAGAAGCTGCGAGCGCAGCGGCTCGGGCAGCGCCTGCAACACGCTCTTGTAGCGGTTGTCATGGGCGTAGTACGGGTTATCATCGAGCCGCGCCGGGATGAAGGTCCGCGAGCGCGGGTAGATCGTCTCGCCCTTGTGCGCGATGGGCGCGCCGGCGGTGAACTCGCGTTCCTCACCGTCTATCGTCGCGTACCAGCGCAACTCGCCGGGCTTCGCCGGGTTCGGGTGGTGCTTGTCAAACCACGCGCCCCAGCGCCTTAGCACCCATCCGCCCGCCTCGTCTGTCGGCGGGTTCCCCGTGCACATCACGCGCACGCGCTGGCCGGGGTCCGTTGTGCGATTCCACCCACAGATGAACGTGTACTGCGACTCGGTGAACTCGGGCAGCTCGTCAAAGGCTTTCAGGTCGTGCGGGCGGCCCTGCCAGTCGGTGCGGTTGTCCTCGTGCTGGACGGCGCCGAACTCGATGGTGCGCCCGTCCTCAAACGTCCAGATGCGGTCGGCCTTGTTCTCCTGGCCGCGCCCGCCGATCACCTCGCGCGTCTGGCGAATAATCTCGCGCAGGTTCGGGTACACGCGCCGGAAGAGGACGCTGTGCTGGTGGCACTCGACGGCCAGGCCAATGAGCAGGTGCGTCTTGCCCCCACCCGCCGCGCCGCCATAGAACGTCTCGTCGGCGCGACTCAGTAGCGCCTGCCACTGCGGCTTACTCTGCGGAACCCACAGTGCCGCCCGATTCTGCACCCTCTCCAGGTAGCGTTTCTCGGATGGCATCAGCGAGTGTAGATAGCGCTCGATTGAATCCATCGTCGCTCACGGGCGGCTGTAGCGGCTTGCCGCCAGAGGTAATATCGGTTTCGTGTCGTTCACTGTATCCGCGCTCTTTGCCC